GGCGACCTCTAAATAAAGGAAAAAAACATGCACACATAACCCAATCCTGCTATAATAAAATCCCCTAACCAACCGATAAGGAAGTTTCCCGATGATTAACCTGTGCGTCAACTGCTCACATTTTGAGCTTCACATAGATAGCAATGACCCCGAACTAGGGCTTTGCAAACGTCTTCAGCCAGTATTGAGTCTAGTGACTGGCAAGACCCTGCGAACTAAAAACACGTGGGCAAGCGTAGAGCGTTTGTCTGTAGACCCCAACGCTTGCGGCAACGATTCCCAATTCTTCTCACCAAAACTGGAGGTTCCAAATGTCTGATTTTTCCCCACAAACCCGCAACAGTGCTATCTGGAGTGGCGACTCCCGCCGTGTAGCACAAGGCAAAGCCAACGAAGTCATCCTCACCACACTGGGAATGATGGAGATTCCCGACTTGTCTTCCATCGAAGCCGTACAAATGGGCCATGTCATGGAACCCGTTATTGGCAGACTTGCACAGAACAAACTGGGCATAGAACTCACAAAGATTGAAGATGCCATTGCACACCCTAAAGAAGCATGGCTGCGCTCCCACTTTGACTATGCAGGTAAACAAGATGGCAAAACAATTTTGGTGGAGTGCAAGAATTACAACGCGAGTGTTCGTGGCAAGTTTGATGCTGAGACTGGAATCATCCCTGCTGCTGACATGGCTCAACTTGTCCACGAAGCTACCGTATTCGGGGTGGACAAGGTTTATCTGGCTGTTTTATTCGGTGGTCAGGAATTCTTCCTCGCGTCTTTTGAAATTACCGAGCAACAAAAAGAAGACCTGATAAAGCAGATGGCACAAATCTGGGCCAGAGTGCAGACCAAGCAACCCTTGCCCCCCGAGTCTGTAGAGCAAGTCAAGCTGATGTTTCCGCAAGATGATGGTGCAATCAAAACCGCCAGCGAGGGCGTTGAAGAGGCTTGCAGAATGCTTGCCAACATTAAAAAGCAAATCAAACAGTTGGAAGAACGTGAAGAACAATTCCAAACGATTGTGCAAACTTACATGTCAGACAAGGCAACCCTTGCAAGCATAGATGGTAGCGTCCTTGCCACTTGGAAGAATGCCAAGTCAAGCAAGAAGTTTGACAGCAAGTTGTTCCAATCCGCTATGCCAGACATTTACAACCAGTTTGTTGTGGAAGTCCCCGGTAGCAGAAGGTTCTTGGTGAAGTGATGCAAGCATTTCCATTCCAACACAAAGACCCTACTACGGGCCTGACCAACATCGCAGAAGGCATGACCTTGCGAGACTACTTCGCTGCAAAAGCAATGCAGGGATTACTGGCCTCTGATGTTTTCGACACGATGGAGACATTCGCAACCAGAGCCTACTTGGTAGCTGACGCATTACTGGAGGCTAGAAAGCAATGACAACCACAGACCTTGCAATCTTTGTCATGGCTACAACCACAATCATTGACACCGTTATCACAATCATGGAGAAGTTCTTATGAATAACATTGTCCCACTGGCAGACATTCACCAAATGGCAGAAGTCGCCGCCAAATCCCGCATGTTTGGCTTCAAGAATCCAGAAGAAGCTATGGCAATCATGCTGCTATGCCAAGCAGAAAACTTGCACCCCGCCGTTGCTATGCGTGACTTTCATGTCATCCAAGGCAGACCAGCCCTCAAAGCAGACGCAATGCTTGCCCGGTTCCAGCAAGCCGGGGGCAAGGTGGAGTGGAAGGAATATACAGACGCTAAAGTCACGGGTGTGTTCTCTCATCCCCAAGGCGGTACTCTGGAAGTTTCGTGGACACTGCAACAAGCCAAGAGTATCGGCATCGCTACCAAGGACAACTGGAAGAATTACCCTCGCGCTATGCTTCGTGCGCGGGTAGTCTCAGAAGGTATCCGCAGCGTGTATCCCGGTTGTGTTGTGGGCGTGTACACCCCCGAGGAAGTGCAAGACTTTACACCTGCGCCAGCACCCAAAGACATGGGCATGGCGCAGCGTGTAGAAGAGCCAGAGACAGCACAAGAACAAGAGGATGTGCAAGAAGCGCAAGGGGCTTACAAGCTGTTTGTCCCCAACGCCTCCGAGCCTTATGCCGCCTTTCATACAAAAGAAGAGTGGATACAAGGCTATGCCAAGATGGTTTTTAAAATCTACAACTCCACCAAGATTTCAGAAACTGACAAGCCAGAGAAGTATGTCACCCTTGAACAGTGTAACGACCACATGTTCAGCACTTTTGATTCTTTTTACAAAATCAAACTTCGGGCAGAGCTTGTCAATGCGGGAGTACCACAAGGCCCAAAAGAATCACAGTCCTTGCCACCTCACAAAATGGAACCCAGCGAGGACGTATTTTGAGCCACTTGATGCACATCGGGCCGCTAACACCTAAAGACGCATTGGACATGTATGGCAGTTTCAGGCTTGCGGCACATATCGAGTCTCTTCGTAGGCAAGGACACCCAATCTTTACAAAGATGGTTAAGCAAGGCAAATCAGAATTTGCCGAATATTCATACAGAAAGGAAGCACATGAGTAATTTACACAACGAACGACCCGGCAAAGGTGTCATGTATTGGGAAGAAGAAGCCCAACGCAAAACCCCTACAGCTCCAGACTTCAAGGGCTTTCTTGTCCTTGAGATGGACTACAAGGCTGGAGAGAAACTCAAGCTGGCGGCGTGGCAAAAACCCACCAGCAGGGGCTACAACTTGCTCAGTATCAGTGAAGACAACTGGAGCAAGAAGCAACGCGAAACACACAAAGAAGTCACGCCCGGTTATGCCAAAGTCAGCCACCGGGTTAACGATGACGATGTGCCCTTCTGATGGCTACTAAAACATCACCCACACAACGTTCCCTAGCCCACTTGCGAGAGCAGGGCTATCACTGCGAAATCGTAGAGAAATGGAACAGCTTTACAAAACAACGTAAAGACTTGTGGGGGTGGTGCGACATTCTTGCTATTCGTAAGAATGAGGTTCTGGCAGTGCAAGTTACGGCTTCTGCTGTCAGTGACCGCATAAAGAAAATCGTTGCCTCTGACACCCTCGCAATCGTGCGAGAAGCAGGGATAAGGATTGAAGTTCACGGCTGGCGCAAGTCAGCAAAGACAAACAAATACGTGCTGCGTATAGAGGATATTTCATGACTGAAAAAACACAACAACCACAGCAGATTCAACCTAGCCAAGAGTCCTTGCAAAAGGGACGCAACGCTGTTGAATACAGCCAGAAACTTGTCAACATGTCACTGCAAGAAATCTGGAACATCGCCTACACCAGCGGCTTTAGTGATGCTATGGAAATCGTTAAAACAGACCAACAAGGCCAAGTGCAATGAGCGATACCAAACCCCATCTCTTTGTCGCAACGCCTATGTATGGCGGCATGTGTACAGGCTACTTCACAAACAGCCTTGTGAGCATGACCAATGTGATGCGTCACCACAACATGGATATGTCCTTCTCATCCATGTTTAATGAGTCTTTGATTCAACGGGGACGCAACGCCCTTGCTCACCAGTTCCTGAAAACAAAGTGTACGCACCTGCTCTTCATTGATGCAGACATTAAATTTGACCCTAACCACATCCCGCCAATGGTGGAGGCAAACGTGGACATTCTTTGCGGCATCTATCCCAAGAAAGAAATTGACTGGAATAGCGTAAAGAAAGCGTCAGATGAGGGCGTGGAGGCCAAAGACTTGGCAAAGCGCACAGGCTCTTTGGTTGTCAATCTTGTGGACTATGCTGGCGCTGTAACCGTACCTATTGATAAGCCCGTAGAAATCTGGGCAGGGGGTACAGGATTTATGCTTATCAAGCGGCAAGTTCTGGAAGGCTTGGCAGACAAGGTGGACAGCTACAACAATGATGTAACCATCATCAATGGCAACATCACTGAAAGAATTGTTGAATACTTTGCTTGCTCTATAGAGCCAGAGACACAACGCTTGTTGTCAGAGGACTACCACTTTTGCCGAGTGGCACGGATGAATGGATACAAGATTCATGCTGCGCCTTGGGTAACTCTGGGGCACTTCGGCACATACTTGTTTGAGGGCGGCTTGGTTCCAGCCCCTTAACGACAACCCCAACGTTTTCTGGCGGCTTTGCCTCTTTCACCTTTCCAATTCTTGGAACGGGCGCAGAAAGATTTTTGCCGGGGGCCAGACTTCGTTGGGGCTTTTAACTTGCTGCCGGTAGCCTTGTTGTACTTGGCGCGGCCTTTCGCAGTCAATCCCCCGCCTTTTTTGACAGACAGCTTCTCACCCCTGCCAACAGAAAGATTGGGGTTCTTCTTAGCCATTACCGTTTTGCCTTTCGCTTCTTAGCGGTCTTTGCAGAACGCCTGAATGCTTCGGCGGTAGGGTAACCTGCCTGACCGGGTTTCTTCGCTGGCAAGCCCATTTTGCGGCGCTTGTTGATGTTGTAGTACAAACCTTTTTTAGCCATACAACCTTGTTCCTTGTTTATCAATGATAAGGGCGCTGCGGCGAGGTGCGGTATCTACAGTGTTAGCTACCGAAATATGCGTCCAGCGGTCAAACTCACGAATCACTTGGTCAAAGGATATGCCAGAAGCAATGACAGCCTTCACAACTTCATCTGGTGTCATCCCCGGCACACGAATGTCAGCGGCACACCCAAGTCGGTGCTGGCTTGTGTCTTTGCTTCCAACCGAATCGTTAACCAACTTGCAGCGAAATCCACTGTTGACCATGATGGGCTTGCCGCCAAGCACCACCTTGACCTGCTCCAGCATATCCGCAAGGCGAGTCAAATTTTTTAACTCGGTTTCATTTGGCGTATTGTCCCAACCGTTGCGCTCCGCTGCTTCTGAGGCAGTCAATTCTTCCAACGTAAAGTGTGGTGTCAGATGAGTCATTTTTGTTCCTTGTCTTTTCTGTTGGCTTGCATGTCCATAATCTTTTCAAGAGTACGACCACCAAAATAGAAGGACATAACCAACATGCCCCACTGCCCAAGCAGCTCAACATACGACTTGTTGGTGTCGTAATCAAATGCGCTCATCATGGCAAAGGTGAAATAGCCCCCCAGAATCAATAGGAGGGTCATAGGGCGAATGTTTTTAGACAGCCAAGAGTCAGACCCCATATCTGCCTTTAAGCGGTCTGTGAGGTTGTTTTGCTCGGTCTCAAACAGTTTGGTGTCATTAGCCATCTTTGCTAAATCACCGTCTTGCGCCATCTTTGCAAGCTCCATCTGAGCTTTGGCTTTGGCCTCCGGGTCAGGAATCAACTTGTCAATGAGCTTGCCGCCCACATTAAGAAGTGCGTCAAGCCTAAACATTATTTTTGCCCCAGTTTGGCTTCAAGAACCGCAATATTTTGGCGGTTGTATTGAATGTCATCCCTGTTCTTCTGAATCTCCGCAGACAGGTCTTGGCGCAGACGCTCACGGGCAAGTTCAGCGCCCGTGTTGGTGGCTTGTTTATTGTCGGATGTGACAACAAGCGAAATCTTGCTGTTGAGAATGGTGACTTCGTGGCTCAAGTTTGACAGTGCCGACATGAGGTAAACCACGCAGGTAAACAGTAGCGGTAGCACCGCAAACGTCAGCTTTTCAATCAATGCGCCTTTGGCGCTTTCTTTGGATTCTTCAGCCATGATTCCACCTTAATCATGTTGTGATTGTTTTTTAGAAGCCCTCTCCGGGCGTAACGTAGACAGAACAGTTCGCTGCATCACCAATAACTCGGGCAAAGACGTTTCCAAACTGACTGACCTGTGGGCCTGTGATGACCTTGTACTCGTAGGGAGCCAAAGGAATTACATAGTCAGGCGTAACGTCAGGCAGGGTTACGTTGAATGCGCTGGTCGCGGCAATCCGAACATATACAGCAGCATTTGTGTCAGCGTTTACCAAGTAATACTGTTGGCAAGGACTGTCTGCTGTAATGGTAAAAACGTTAGATTGTGTGTTTGCAGCGCCATTGACAACAATCTTGACGGTTTTACCCATCGCCTGAAACGGGATGTTATTAGCCATCAGTACACCTTCTTGCCGCCACCAGAAGTGGGAGACTGCTTGCGAGTGAAGTAGTCGTTAGGCTCATTGTTTTTGAAGTTCCACACGGGGTTAAAGCCACCAGAAGGCAGCTTGCCAGACTGGTACTCGCCGCGAGGACTGAGCTTGTTCTCAAACACGTTAGAGCCGATGCCTTGACCGACAACGCCGCTATTGTTAATTTTCGGAATTAGAGCCATTTGGTTTCTCCTTTGAATGAACCAGAAGATACGCGAAAACCACGTAAATTGCTAGTGTTGCTACTCTCTCCCACTCTGGCCCCCACATTGTCCAGCAGCATAGGCCACATGAAGTAATTAGAGCCAGAATAGAAATCAATCGGTCTGAGATGACCTCTAACGCTAGGCGAATGACGGATGCAGCATCCATGATGTTTCCTTTCCAATATCGGGATAATCATATTATCACGTATCTTCGTCATCATCATTGCCAAAGCCCGAACCCCACTCGTCATCCGAGAACTTGGCTTTCAGAGCTTCTAGCTTGAGCGCACGGTCAAGAATCTTTGTCTTGTCTGTCAGCGTAGCTTCAGGGTCAGCCATTGTTGCTATCAGCAAGTCAGAGATAGCTTTCTCTAGGTCAGGGTTGATACCCTTATCTTTCTTAGCCATTACCGTTTGCTTTTACGTGCTGGACGAGCAGCCTTCTTGACTTGAGGGCGCAGGTTACGGGCAGCATCTTGGCTACCACGAACTTCATTCTCGCCGCCTTCACGGGCTGCGCGTTCTGTTGCTGTTTCTCTTTTCATTTCTCTTTCCTTTCTGAATATGACTCACCAGCTCTTTCGCCAAGACGCTCAACGGCAGGGTACGCATACCCCACGATTGCTTTTCTGATTGCGCTAGAAATAAATGAAACCTTTTGCTCATTAGAAACA